AAGACACCAGTGGTGTCCTTAAGACCCAAAGGCTGGTTAGAAGAACCGGAGCCATAAAGACCAACGCGGTCAATTTCCAAAGCAAGCACTTTGGCAAGGTCGCCACGCACCATGTTCTCCACGCTGATGGAGGACTGGATCAGCAGGCGACGGCTGAAGTCGGTAAAAGCACCACAGGTCTTAGGCGTAAGCGCAACCTGATCGATGGTTTGCTGTGATTCGGTTGGGGAACCAGACTCAGCGACCCAGTAAGCAGTTGCACTGCCTGATTGACGAGGGATGTTGACGTTGCCAGAAAGGCCAGTCAACACAGTCGCGCCAGCTTGGTCTAGTGCTGATGCGTTACGCAGAAGGTCGATAAAGTTGGCTGCATCCAACTCAGTCTGAACAAGGTTGCCACCGGCAGTAGCCGTGCCAGCAGTCAGGTCACGACGCATAACGTCAGACGGGACAGTGATGCCACGGGACTGACGGCCAAGCTTGGCTGCAGCGGCTTCAGAGGCCTCAATCTCAAACCCAGCGGCATCGCGTGCAGCGCGATCGCCAGGATTGCTCAGGTAGTTGATGGCACGCAGGAAGGAGAAGCTGCGAGCTTCTTTTTGTGAAAGGCCGATTTCACCAGCAGTGGTGTCAACGGGCTTGGCGTTAGAACCCATTTGTTCAATAAGAGCGGAGCGAAGTTCGTCAATGCCGCGAGAATTAATTACAAATTCCTGGGCGAGGTCAACGTTGTGAGTGCGCTTACCAAGGGCAAGCATTTCAGCAGCTTCTTTTGCTTTGGCCTCGGAGGCCTCAGCACGAAGAAGCTCCAGGTCTGGAGTTTGTTCTTCCATGATGGAAATAGGAGTTGTAGTAGGTACGGCTGAGGCCGTAGACACAGTTTCAACAGGGTCAAAACTGCGACCGATGCCAACCGATTGATCAGCTGGCACGGTCACCAAACTGAGTTCAAACGGCTGGAAAGAGGTGGCCCGATAAGTCATTGGGGTAGTTGACTTATCTTCCTCCATTTGATTGATCTTGTATCCAAAGCTGACGTTTCTGATAATTCCGTCTTTGATTAAATCTTGCATTTCGCGGCCAAGCTCATTGTTGGCAAGCTTGACTTCCGCGTAACCGCGCTTGTCTTTGATGTATGCACGCTGCACAACACCAACAATCCGATCAGCATCATGCTGATAAAGGAGTGGGGCACCGTCATTTAAGCGAGACAAGTCCATCGCTTTTTCTGACATCTCCAGCACTTCCATGCCGAAGTAACGCTCAACAGGCTCCTCAGAAGCAAATGGGAACTCAATTGTGCGGTCTTCTTTCTCGACGTAATCGGTGCTGTGCGCCCGCGTTAACGCCGTATCTTCAAACATGCGGATCGCAGCAATCTTGGTAAGAGTGCTGAATTTGTGCCCAACTTTTCTATCTGTGGGTTCACCGTCGCGATACAACGTAATTAACGCTGCAGGGTCTTCTGCAGTTCCAGTAATCGTGAAACTTGAGTCAGGGACATCAATTGTCCCGTTACGTTCAACACGACTTATGCGCCCGCGAGCTGTACCGCCGCTGCTATTCCAAGAAACAAAATCTCCAGTTTTAAGCGCATCAGGCGCAGCGCGTTCAGTCATGTTTTCAATAGTTTCCGTGCTATCGGGATCATAACTACGCTCTCTTGCTTTTTTTATTGATTCTGACTTTGAGTTACTCCAGCTGCGACCTGCAGCTCCTCCCCATGCAGCAAAAGCAACTCTGCCTGGGCTTGGATAACCATCCTCTCCAGAGCTAAAACCTTCGCCTTCAGCGTCTACCGCATGACGGGCGTGCCAAGCAGACATCTCAACAACAGTGTCAGGGCTAATTTCATCGCCAGACAAAATCTGAGATGCGCGACGAGAAGCGACTTCAGTGCCACCTTTTTCGCCTTCTTCTTTCCACTGGCGATATTTTTTCGCCTCTGACTTCATCCCCTCAGTTGGAGACAAGTTGATGTCAGTGCCGTTGACGTTAGCCATTAGTCATCCTCCTCATGGATTTCAGGGTGCTCTGTCTCCTGGACAGGTGGATTTTGTGCTTGGCCTGCTTTGTTAACAGCACTAGGGTCAGAATCCAGGACGATCCCAAGATCATCCATAGTTGCAAGCTCATGGGCTCTTTGACGCATGGTCTCCTCAAAATCGCCACCGTGTAAGGCGACAACTTGAGACAAAGTCATGATGCCTGACCGGATCATTGACTTATAAGCCTCAGCTTCTTTTTGGGGATCTACAAACTGCGCTGCTGGTGCAATCCATTTCGCTTCGTAATAACGATCGGGATCCATGTCAAAGGCAGGCATCTGCAAAACGCCTGACATCACACCCATTTCGATCCAACGCTCGTAAATTGGTTGGCACAATTTGTCGATGACATATTGCTGCAAAGTCCTGTAATGAGCGCGAGTCTCGATCAACTCCAAGCGAGACGAGCTGTAGTTACTTTGCGAAAAATCAGAACTGACTTGGGTGTAAGAGCAACCGACACCAGCAGCTACAGCACGCAACATCTGCGCCACAAATGGCGTAAACGCATCGTCTGGACGCTGAGGTGAGAAGAATTGCATTTCTTCACCTGGCGCAAGACGGCGAATGCTGCCAGGGGAGAAGTCCAGAACAGACTCTTCCTGATAGGTGCCATCCTCAAATAGCTCTTGATCAGGAGTACGAACAAAGCCCATCATTGCTGCGCTTGAACGTGCAGCGATGATTTCTGCTTCCTCGTAACCACGCAGGTTGTTCAACCGCATGATTGCCGAAGCAAATGCAGTTACTCCACGGGTTTGACCAGGACGGTCAACGGAATACAGATGAATGATTTCGTTGGCAGGGATCCGCGTACGACGCTTTTTGGCAATCTGCGCGTAACTAAATTGATAATCACCAGGGTGATAATTCAAGAAGTGGTAAGCCACCGGGGCTGACCACTCGTCAATCTCAACGCCCATACGGACGCGATTGCCGTTTGGCTCAAAGCCGGTGTAGTCATCATCGAGCAAATCTGCCTCGATGACCTCTAGCCCCAACGGGATGCGACTATCGCCAAAGGATTGTTGAACAAGACGGACAAAGACTTCGCCCGACTCGATCATGCTGCTGATGCACAGCTGCTGGATTTGAGCCCAAGACAAGGTGCCACCTGCGTGGCAGTTCTTGGCTTTGCTCCACTTCTTAAATTCGTGCTCAATAATTGGATTTAAGCGTTCATCAAGACGACCGCCTCGAATCATTCGCACTTGCGCTTGATGCTTAATGCCTTGACCAACAACGTTGTTCTTGACAGCACGCAACGCAGATTTTGCAAAATCTGAATCGCGGACAAGAGCCCGAGCACGATTGCGTAAAACACGCAAGCTGTTTTTTACTTCTGAATCGGCGCTTGTGCCCTGACTAATCCAATCGGATGTCAGGCGATTCATCTGAGCGCCTGCGTAGTTGCGTCTTGCAACTCTGCGTTTTCGCGTAAAAGGCCACATGACTAACGGAACCTCACTTTGGCTAGGCCAGGATTGCCAAGCCCTTGTCTAATCTTTTCAGCCCGACGCTCGGCGTTGACCTCAGCCTGCAAAGCATCACGCAATTGCAGCAATTCGGTCATTTTGTATCTCTTTAAATTCCGACCGCCAATCGTATATTCCTGAACCATGCCGCCTTGAGACAGCGTTCTAATGGCAGCCTCTACATAGTCAAGATCAATTTTTGCTCTTGATCGATCGTCAAATGCGCCCGGCTGCCCTGTGTAACTAAGAGTTGCCTTAACGGTGAACTGGCCTCGGCCTGCTGTGTATTGAACGCCACCTAGAGAAGCAATTGCTTGCCACGTCCACAACCCAGCGTCAAAACCTGTGGTCACGCTTGAAGGCACGGTGACACGCCAGCCGTCGCTTTCAGCTACGCCGACAATTGTCGACCCTTCGTGGTTTGTATTAGTCCTGGCGTACCACGTCAAGGTGTAGCTTGCGCTGTCGATCTGAGTGCCTATCGAATCGTTAAAAGCAGGTACGTCAAAAATGACCGTGTCACCTGCATTAACAATTTCAGGAACAAGAATGCTCACCAGTTGGTAACGAAGGACTGCTGAGGACGACGCGCACCACGTCGTCGCAATGGCTGATATTCGGATTCTACCTTCCTTTCAGGCTTAG